CGGCCTGTTGCTGGGCCAGCTGCTTGGATTGCTCTATGGCCTGGTCAAACAGGCCCTCCATGGTGCTGCTGCCCTTGACGCCCGCCAGCAGCCACTGCGCCACCTGGAGGACAAAGGGCATGACGCCTGCGCCCACCAGCTGCACCATGGGCACGACGGACTGGAAGAAGCCGCCCAGGGCCGTCAGCACCTCCATTCTCTCTTGCTTGAGGGCCGCGTAGTCCGTGAGGGAGACGGCCTCCGGCTTCACCTCAATGCGCCAGGTACTCCACTTGGACTTGAGTAGCTGCACCGCGGGCGCCGCCAGCTGCGCGTCCGCCGTATTCATGATGTTGCTGCGCTGGATGATGGTGGCGTCGTCAAAGTGCTTGCAGATGATTTCCGCCTTAATGCGCTGGGTGTCGCTGACGAAGCGGGCGTTTTCATCCTGCATGCTTTGCACGCGCACGGAGGCAAACTTGGCCTTTATGGCCTGCTCCGTGGCGGTGGTTTGGGCCTGGGCCTGGCCCCTCATAATGTCGGACATGCCCGTCACCTGAAACAGAAAGGACATTTTGTCCGTGAGGGCCTGCTTCAGCTGGGTAATGGCAACGGCAATTTGGTCCAGCGGGTACCAGTCGATGACGCCCTTGAGGCCGCCCTTCTCCCCCAGCATGGCCCAGTTGGCCACGGCGTACAGCTTATTGCCCCTCTCCTCCACCATGCGCTTCAACTCGTCGCCCAACTCATTGGAGTACACGCCCTTCACCCCAATGGAGGACTCCAACTCACTGAGGCGGGCCACCAACTCGTCACACTGCTGGTACAGCTGCTTGGCAATGGCGTAGTCCGTGGTGGGCAGGTACTTGTCCGTTGACATGACGCCCACGTGGGGCCGGGCGAAGGGCCAGAAGTTGTCCAGGCCCAGCAAGTCGTCCTTCACATCCAGGATGCGGACGAAGCCCTCCACCCACCAGAAGACTTTCTTGTGCTCCTTGTCCCAAATTTCCCAGACGTCTGACTTGGCCAGCGGGCTGTTGTCCTTCAAGTCCTCCCCGGCAGACTTGCCCGCGCGCTTGGTGTTGAGTGGCGTCAGCTTGCCCAAGTTGCCAAAGCGCGCCACTTGCTCCTTGCGCGTCATGGGCTCTTTGAAGGCGCACCACCGCCACTCCTCAAACGTCCGCGCGGGACTCCAGAGGACGTCCTTCCAGTGGACGTGAAGCGTCTCCACGCACTCGTAGGTTTTGACGGTGTCCTGGAAGGCAGGGGCCAACTCGATAGGCTTGCCGGTGGCTTCGTCCACCACCGGCTGCCCCGCCTCGTCCGTCTTGTGCATGGCGGGGATGTCCTGCTTCTCCTCCTCCATGACGTAGCGCAGGCGCGCCATGGCGAAGCCCGCCACCAACCTGTCCTTGAGGGCATTGCGCAACTCGGCGGTGCCGCCATGGGGGCCGTCCTCCATGTCCCCATTGAGGTTGCGCTCCATAATTTCCGCGCCCACCCGGGCCAAGTCGTCCATGGCGTCCCCAAACTTCCGGGAGACGTCCGTGTGCGGAGTGCGGCCAAAGAGAATGGCCTCCATGGTTTGGACGTTGGAAGTGAAGAGGCCCGTGGGCCGCAAGTCCAAGTCCTTGTTCTTCTCGCAGAGGAAGGCGCGGGTGGCCTCGGCTGCGTCCGCGTGCCAGGGCTTCACCTCCTTCATTGCCGCCTTCAACTCCAGCGTCCAATGCTTGGCCCAGTCCTCTGGGGTTTTCTCGTCCTTGTCCAGGAAGGACTCGTCCGCGGTGGCCGTGGCTTCCAATTCCATGTCAGTGCTCCGCAACCTTCACGCGCGGGCCAGAGGGGCCCACCTGAAGCTTGGCCTCATGGGTTATGCGCTGGCGGTGGACGGGGCAGCGGCACATGTAGGGCGCCACCTCCCCGGCCTTCGCCAGCACCTGCCAGGTGTCATCCTCTGGCCTGAATTGGAGGCAGCCCATGGTGTTGAGGAAAAGCTTCACGGGCTGCGTGGCGGCGCAGTCCTTCTCCACGCACGTCATGCGGGCGGGCAGGTCCAGGACAATCACTTCATGCCTCGCCTGTACGTCCCCTGCCAACTCGAATACCAAAACACCCGCGAGGTGTGTGCTGCTTCGCGGCACCTACGCAGCTCGGCCTTTCGTGCTTCCCATTGCTCCTTCGTCATCTCCGCACCCTCCGCTTGGCGGCCATGTTGGCCTCCCAAATTTCCTGGAAATTCCAACCCTGCCCAATGGGCGCGGCGTACTGCTTGCCGGGCACCTCAGGCGGGGGCTTGCGTGTATTCAACTCCGCCGCCTTGAAGGCGCAGGCGAGGTAGCGGAAGGCGTCCGCGCCGTGGCTTGCCCAGTCGTGCACGGGCTTCTTGCCGAAAACCTTGGCGTCCTCGTCAAACTCGTAGCGGTAGGCGCGCAGGACGTCCAAGCCTTGCGCGCAGCCGGTGGCGTGGAAGCGGATGGGCTTCTCCAGCAGCCAGCGCGCGGCCTGGAGGCCATCCGCCAGACTCAACCCCGGCGTGACTGAAACCTTGCCCGGGAAGCGCTTGTTGACTTGCTCTATGGTGGAGATGCCCGTCTGGAGGCTTCGCGCGCGCCCGTCATGGGGGAGAAACACGCGCGCGTAGGTGCACGGCCGCTTCTCCATTTCGTCCAGGTAGTGGCTTATGGGGAGGCCAGAGTTTTCGTAGTACTCCAGCACCTCGGGCCAGCGGTTTTGGCCCACGCGCCACCACCACATGGCCAGCTTGTCCGCAATGCCCAAGTCCATGGAGACAAACACCTCGTCTCCATTCCTCTCAAAGTCATACACATTGCCGCGGGCCTCGAGGGCCTCCAGGAGGGCGCCAAACACGCTGCCCACGTCCTGGGCCGGGTAGCGCCCGTGCACGTAGCACTCAATGTACTCGGTGTCCTTCCCGTGGCAGAGGTCCGCGTAGTAGGCGTCCGGGAGGTTTTCCACATTCTCCGCCTCTGGTGAGAGGCCGGATGGCTGCTCATACAACTCGAAGCCCTGTGGGGGTGTGTTGCGCTTGAAGAGTTGGTGCAGCCAGTGGCGTTGGTGCCAGGGGTTGGAGTCAAACCAGAGGCCGCGCCATGAGGCCCCGCCCTGCGCTTTCGAGGGGTAGCGGCCAAGGCGGCCCTGTATGCCGTCGAATATGGCTTTGGGTATTTCCCTGCACTCGTTGATGTACGCCCCCGTCAACTCCAGGGACAGCAGCTTGTTGACGTGCTGGGGCCTGTCCAGCGCGCGGAATAGCACCTCACATTCAATGTCCCCGCGCTGAATGTAGAAGGTAAACTCCTCCTCGCCCCAGTGGCCCAACTCAGCCGGAATCCACTGCTCAAACGTCTTCCGGGTGGTGTCATTCAGCTGGCCGTAGGTGTTGCGGACGGCGCAGAAGCGGGTGCGCCGTATGCCATCCGTCCAGGGGGCCTGCTGGGCTGCGCGCTTCAGAAACTCCATGACGCAGCCGGAGGACTTGCCGCTGCCAAACGGGCCCACAATGCCGCGCACACGAGCGTTGGACTCCATGAAGCGCCCCACCGTGGGCGGGGCGTCGTAGCGCACCACCGTCACTTGCCGCCCCTGGTGTTTATGACAATGGAGAGGGGAGAGCCGTCTGCATTCTCCAGGGGCTGGGTGGGCTTGCCCCAGCCAAACTCCAGAAGCACCCGAGCGGCCGCCACGGCGCTGTCCGGGTCTGTCAGCGCGGTGCGAAGTGCGGCCAGGGCCTCGTCCGTCGCCTCACGGCACTTGGCTTTGAATTCGGCGTACCCAGCCGGGCGCCCATTCGGGTTACCTGATTGGCCCTTCTTCCAGCGGCCCTGGTTGGGCTTGTTACCAGGCGATTCCCCCATCGCCTGTCACTCCCCGTCGGAGTCCATGTCGGGGACTTTGGCCGGTGGCTTTCGCTTACGTAGGGCGTGCGCCTGGGCCTTCATTCTGTCCGCGTCCACATACTCCTTGGCCACTGCCTTTGTGGGGCCCTTGCCGCTTGAGGGCTTACCCCCGTGCGCCACCATTTCCATGAGGTTGTGCTGTTTTTGGCTGACGCTTGGCATGGAGGCCTCCGAGGCGGGTGGCGCTGCTTTGCCTTCCCCCTGTCGGCCTCACTATTTGCGCAGTTGTTCCAACTCGTTCAGTTGTGGACGTGGGTTGGTGTGGGGAGGACGCCAGCCCTTGGACTTCAACCAGCGCATGGCGGCCACGCGGAGGCGGTGCCAGGCCCTCTTGGTGTCCTCGGCGTCCGCGTAGGCCACAGCCGCTTCACGGAGGGCTTGGCTGGCTGTGGCGTGCTTGGTGGTGCGGCTGCCGAGGCGTGGGGGGCCGTCCATGGGCTTGCCGTGCTGGCGGCGCCAGTGGTGCATGCTGCAGAGGCCGCTGCGGGGCTTGGCTTTGTTGGGGCAGCCAGGCCAGGCGCAGTCCTCAGTCATGCTTCAGCCCCAGGGCGGCGCCGAGGTTGCCGAGCCAGGCCTGGGCCTGCTTGTAGGCATGGTCGCGATGGGGCTCGTCATGGGCAATGGCAAGGCAGCCGACATACTCCACCACGGACTCAAAGGCCTCCTGGACGTCCTCCACCGTGCGCGTCTCGGGGGCCGGCGGGGGGCAGATTTCCCTTACGTGTTGCGCCATCACTTCCGAGATTGACGGGTGGGCCGGGGGCGTGGCGAGGGCGGCGCGGATGCGCTCAATCGCCAGCACCATGTTGTTGTGGTGCTCAGCCGGACAGTCGTTTGCGTCCACGGCGTGCTCCATCGTCGTCTCTGCACCCTCCAGCGCCTCTCGCAGTTTGGTGGCCTCAGCTCGGGCGGCGTCGCGCTCGTCCATTACGTTCAGGCCGGCCTTGCCGACGACCATCAATTCCAAGTCTCGCTTGCGAATCTCCGCCAGTGCCTCGTCCCGTTCCCTAGTCAGCCCCTCCACGTGCGCATAGGCCCACGACTTACACCCTTCTGCATTCTCCGCGCGTACCAGCGCTTCGGCCAGCTGCGCGCGGAGGGTGGCCAACTCAGACGCTGGCACGCAGTCGGGGTGTGGGTCGCACGTCACGTCCACATCGGCCGTGTGGGCACACTTGGGGCAGGTCAGATTTACAGTCCATCCGTGGTCACTCATGTCCCGCCCTCCGTCTCTGGGGTGGCGGTCCGGAACTCCGGCCAACACATGGCCATGTGGCGCTGCAGCCTCTGTGCGAAATCCGCTCTGAGTTTGCGCGCCTCATGCGCGGCCCATGCCTGTGGGTCTGGGCCTGTATCCTGTCCGCGCGGGTCGATTCGGTAACGCACCTCGAATTTCTTGCCGCACGAGGGGCAGTCCACCTCGTGATGCTCCACCCTGACTTGACTCTCCATGTTCCAAGAGTTCACTTGGGCGTCCCCGGGGTGACAGCCAGCTGCCGCACCGACAGCCAGCGAATCAACGCCCACTCCATGTCGGGGTCTTCACGGGACGGCCACTTCCAACCTCGGATGACCGCCATGGCCTCGTGCGGACTCAGTCCGCCTCGCGCAGCCAACGTCTGAAGACTCTGGCCGTGATTTGCATGGGCCTGCGCTTCGTACAGCGCAATGGCTTCCCATGGGATTGCCTTAAGGAAGGTGCCCTGCATGATGGGGAACGTCTTCGGGCGCTCTTTCACCTCTCCCCCTCCTCTCCCGCCGGCTGGGGTGGGGCGACACAGGCCGGGCACGTCGGTGGCGGAGCAAGCTTCGGTGCGCCGTGTATGTACGGTCCGTGCGTTGGGCAGGTAATCAGATACACCGCCATAGTCGGGGCTGTGCTTTTGCGCTTGCTCACTTCGTCTCCTCCTTCGCGGGTGCGGCGCCGGCCAGCCACCGGGCGTAACAGGCGTCACACTCCATGGCGCAAGTCTCCGGGTTGAAGCTGCATTCGGGGCACCGACGATTCGAAAAGTCTGTCCACGGGTTTATGGGCGCGGGTGCGGCCGGGTCGGTAGCGGAGAGGGCGGCAACTACGGCGTCCTGCACATCGCACTTACGGCACACCAGCAGCCCGGGGTCGGTGGTCAGGTCATCACATGGGACACGCCCTAGTCGGTTCCACGCCAGCTTGAGCCCCTCCCTCGCCCGGGCCAGCGCTTTGTCCTTCTCCTCCAGCTGTCGCCTCAGCCCCAGCACCTCGCCCCGGAGGGCGTCCAGCTCCTGGTCCACCGCGTCCTCCTGGTTGTCCGTCCGGGCGTGGAAGGCGCACAGGCGGGTGGGGCTGTCGTTGCACTCCGGGCACGTCATGGCGTCCCCTTCACGGCCTTCAAGGCCCATGCGACCAGCTCGAGAAACGGCAAGACAAACCACCACCAGGCCTGGAACCTCGAGACTTGCGTTTTACCCAGACGGCCAAAGGCATTTAGGACCACCATCCCGGAGACGAAGTGGCCGCACCATCCACACGCCCACCCGTCTCGGTTGACGGCTAGTCGCATGTCCAGGGCGCACGTCGGGCAAGGGAGGTTGAGGCTGTAGGTCATGGCCGGCCCTCCGGTGCCTCGCGGATTTCCACCTCCACCCGCGGGTTGTCCTTGTCGTCAAAGCGGTAGGCATGCAGCTCCACCACCTGGGAGTCATCCAGGTAGGCAATGCCTCGGATGGAGTCCAAGAGGGCCTTGAGCGCGTTGTCCAGGTCCCCGGTCCGCCGGGGCCGGTAGAAGTGCAGCCACATGGCCACGTGCTTCTCCGTGGGCTTGAGGCCAGCTGCCCGGGCGGTGAGGGCGCTGCGCTCGCGGTATGCGCGGCCCTCCGCGGAGAGGAGAATGCGGCCCTTCCACGTGCGCCAAATGGAGTTGAGGCTGGGTGGGTACGGGAGGGTGAGGGCCTTCAAGCGGACACCAGCCTGGGCCGGAGCCCGCGCGTGCCGTGGATGATTTGGGAGACGTAGTTGGGTGTGATGCCGAATCGACGGGCGATGGCGCGGTTTGTCTCCCCCGCGGCCGACAGCGCTCGAATCTCGGCGAACTGCTTCGCGCCGAGCTTGTACCTGGCGCAGCGGTGCCCCTTTCGCGACTGGCGCCCCTTGGCCTTCTTGTCCGCCATGTTGTCGGCTTGCGTGCCGGCTCGAAGGTGCATCGGATGAACACACCGCGGCGTGTCGCATGTGTGCCTAACAACCTCGCCATGGACATGGCCGTACAACAGGAAGTGGGCGACCCGATGGGCGCTGTACGCTCGGCCGCCAATCCTGATTTGGCCATAGCCGTCCTTGCGAAGCGTGCCGGTCCATAGCCAACACCCAGACTCAGCCTTCTGAATCTTGCCCCAGAAGCGCTCCACGTCCTTCGGCGATATGCCGGGAATCATGCGGCCTCCTCTCGACGAAGGGTGAGGAAGGCGCGCCATTCAGCGGCCGTCGGCGCGCGCCGGATTTCCGCGCCCTGGAGGTTCCACCAATCCGCGAGACAGCAGTAGCACAGCACGTGGGCGTCCTCTCCATCCCCGAGCTGCGTCAGGGGCGGGTTGTTGCCCGTCTTGGCCCCAGTCACCTGGCAGCCGGGAATACAGCAGCGGAATTCGCCCTCTGTCGGCCTCTGGTCCTGCTTCTCACGCTCCAACACGACGCACCTCCTCCTGGGGGACGTACTTGCTCCACTCGGACTGGAAGCCATTCCATGGGTGGGGAGGCGAGACGCCTGGGCGCTCCCACCAGGGGTTTTGCCCGTACCGGTAGAAGGCTTCCTTGAGGCGCCCGACGGACACCTTCGCCAGGAGGACGGCGCGCCAGAAGTCCCGAAGCTTCTCGTGCTTGGGCCACTTCTCCCCCACAAGCCCAGAGGCAATGCGCCGGGACTGCGCCCAGCGGAAGAAGTCCTCTCCGTCCCACTCGTCCTCGGGCTTGGTGGGCGGCTCGTAGACAAGGCCTTCCGGCTGCGGCGCGCCGCTATTCTTCTTCAAAGAAGAAGAATTGGATGTTGGCTGTTGGATGCTGGCTGTAAGAGCCGGTGTCGAGCCGGAGGTGGGTGCCCGGGTTGGTTCCGGCTCTACCTCCGGGTGGGTACCGGGTAGACCCGGAGAGTCCTCCGGCTCCCCCTCCCGGTACTGCCTGAGGTTTCCGACGTGCCTTTTTCCGGCCTCCTGCTGCTTCTTGCGGATGCCTAGCCGTCTCTCCGCCCCCTTCACCCGGAAGTCCGGCCGGGAGGGTGGGGCCTCGAGGAAGCCACAGGCAGTCATGGCCGTGGTTAGCTTCTTCTCGTCCGCCCCTGGGAAGAAGGCCATGAGGCGCTCCTTGCCCACGTACTCGGTTTTCTGGCGCCAGCAGTCCCGCCACAGCTTGAGGCAGCCAAAGGCAATGTGGGCCGGCCCAGTCCCCACCAGGGCACCGGCCACCTCGAATTCCTCGAGCGCGTCTAAGTCGACTTGGAGGTAGGGCATCAGCGAGCCCCCGCCGCCGGCCGCATCCACTGGTTTCGACCCCGGCCCTTGGCTTTCATGTCAGCCATGTTCTCGGCATGCGTGCCAAGCCTGAGATGGTCCGGGCGAACACAGGCGGGATTGTCACAACGATGCAGAACGCAAAATTCGCGTGGGATTTGTCCAAATTCCAATTCCCAGGCAACGCGATGCGCGCCGCGAACCAAGGCGCCACGACGCTCGGTGAATCTTCCATAGCCCTCGTAATCCAGGGCCCCGCGCCATGGCCAACATCCGTCGGTCTTCTCGACCTTTGACCAAAATCTCTCTTGGTAAGGCATGTCCTTCCCCTCCGGCGGACTGCGCGTGTTGCGTGGGGCCCGGGACTCTCTCGCGCCGGGCCAGGGCGTCAGCGCTTGGTGCCTTCCAGGGCGGCGGCGATGCGCTCCAGGGCCTTCACCTCGGCCTGGGCAATCTCGCTGTGCCTGCGGCGGTACTCCATGACGTCACGCACCTCGTTTTCATAGAGGGCCAGCCGGCGGTCTTCCTGTCGCAAGCGCTCCGTTTCGGTGGCCTTCCACGCCTCGAATTGCTCTCTCTGGGCCTGGCGCTGCTCTCCCCTCCAGGCCTCCCAGGCTTCGACTGGAGTTGCCCAAACGGTCGTCTGCTTTTCCTCCATGTGCTTCCCTCCGGTTGGTGCTGCGTTGAATTCACTTCGAAACTGGGCGGCCCTTGCAGTCGAAGAGGTGGCCTTCCTTCCAGTGCAACCCATGGACGAAGGCACCCCCAATCCAGAGGCCTCCACAAGCGGGGCAGCGGACGAGAGGCCAGACGCGGCGCTCACTCATTCGCCCCTCCTCCTCTTCCACCTCTTCAGGCAGTGGAAACAGGTGGGCTTCTCCCCACCAGCCACGAAGGTGGCGCCCTTGGCTGGACGGCCGCACCAGGTGTCCCCAGGGGAGTTGGGGTGGGGGGAGTGGGTGCGGCGGACGTCAGTGGCCCAGGCAGTCATGGGGCACCCCCAGCGCGGGGCTGGAGTTGGGGTGACTCCAGCTCAGCCCGGGCCTTGCGCTGGGGCTCGGCGTTGTAGCCGTGGCGCTCGGAGTGGGCGAGGAAGGCCCCGTCCAGCCCCGTGCCCATGGTGAAGCCGTGCTTCTCAAGGTGGAACTCAGCCTCGCAAAGCAGCTCGTAGGCGTGGGCCAACAGCGCCTTCGCGTCGGGCGCCCTCAAGCCTCGTCCTCCTCATGGACGGACACCCCCTCGAAGGGGTCCCGTCCGCGGGGAGTGTCATAGGGGTCCAACTGTTCCACGCGCTTGGGCGGGCTGTGCGCCACCTCCGCCAGGGCCTCCTCGTCCAGGAGGCCAGGAGGGAGGGGGAGGGCCAGGGCGGCGCGGGCCTGCTCATAGGCGCCGTCCAGCGCCTCGGCGTCCTCTCGCTCCAGCCCCTCGCGAAGGAATTCCCCATACATCTCCTGCGAGGCGAACGCGGACCACAGCCTGACGAGGCCGGCCAGCGCCTCCCGGAGTTGCAGGGCGTAGTCATGCGCAGCCCCTAGCCGGGAGACGTACTCCGCGTTGCGGTCCATGGCCCGGGCCAGAGAGGCGCGCGACTCGTCCCGCTCCAGCGCTACCCGTCTCACCTTGGAGATGGTGCGAGCCAACTCCTCATGCAGATGGGCAGCCGACGGGAAGGTGTCCGCGGGCGGCCGGAGGTGGTGGCTGCCGTCCTCAATGGGGCCGCTCATCGAGCCACCCCGGGGCCAACTGCTACACTGCTACACCCGCCGGCAGGAGTGCCGGTTTCGGCCGCCAGCCTTGATTGCGAAAGTGGCTGAATTCCGGTCGATTCACCTACGCCAACAGATACGAACCGACGTTCGGAGGGGCCTTCGATTCCCCCCGCCTCCATTCCTCTTTTGTAGACGTAAACTAGCGTTTTCATTCAGTCATCCCCCTTCGCTTTTTGACGGTGTAGCAGCGGTGAAGCAGAAACCCTGAGACGGATGTTCAGTTTGGCCACCTCCCCACAGAGGGCTGCCCAGGGGAGGGTGGTGTAGAGGTCCATGACGTCCCCGGACGGGCCGTGGGACACCCAGCGGAGAATCTCCTTGCGGCCCCCATCGGCGAGGCCCAGGGAAATGAAGGTGCGCCGGGAGTCATGCGTGCGGCGGGCGCGAAGGCCCACGCGCTCGAGGTCGGCGAGAAGTTTGTTTCGCACGTGGTTGGAGGTGCGCTGGCGGCCGCCCACGCCCCGGGAGTCAAAGCCGGTGGGGATGACGAGGTCCTCCACCCCGGGCGGCCGTCCCATCATCCGGGCCCAGCCCCCCAGCTTCCAGGAGGCCAGCACCTTGGCCAGAACGGGGTGGACGGGCACCTCCCGGGCCACGCCCGTCTTGGGCGCCTTGGACACCCGCCGCTTGGTGTGGAAGCTGGTGTGGACGTGGAGGCAGCCCAGGGGCTCCCGAGCGGCGTCGTAGTCCCGCCAGCGCCTGTCCGCCAACTCCCCAATGCGGCAGCCGGTGAGGAAGAGGAGGGCGTACAGCGTCCGCCTGTCCTCCGGTATGCGTGCGTCCGAAATGAGCGCCTCCACCTCTTCCCGGGTGAAGACGGCGGTGGCGCGCCAGGCCGGGTTTTTGTCCTTCTTCCCGGGCAGCACGCCCTTGGGGAGGACGCAGGGGTTGGAGGGCACCACCTCGTCCACCTGGGCGTCCCGAAACATCTGCCGGAGGAGGAAGTACACGTGGCGAATGGTGCGCGGGGCCAGCTTCCCCTCTGCCTTGAGGCGCACCACCAAGTCCCGAAGGTGGCGGGGTTTCACCTCCACCATGTCCAGGGCGTCCAAGTCCCGGGCATGGAGAAGCCGGGAGACCTCATGGTCTACGTCCGCCACCCCGGCCTTGCGGCGCGCGTCCAGCCAACCCAGCTTGTAGCCCCGCACCGTCTTGCGCTTGGACGGCAGCAGGCCCAAGTCCCGCCGGGCCTTTACTTCGCGCTCCAACTCAACCTTGAGCGCCTGGGCCTTCTCCTTCTCGTGAAGAGGGAGCCCGGTGGAGCGGCTGTGGCGCTCTCTGTTTTCAAGCCAGGCCAGCCACCAGCGGCCTTTGCGCGGGTATAGAGAGGCCATGCCCTACCTGCCCTTTGGGGTGAGAAGCTGGAGAGCCAACTCCCGCGGGGACTTCTCCGCGGCTGGGCACTTGGGCTTGACGTTGAGCAGCTCGTCCCGGCGCACCCGCACCGCGTGGGCGCTGCCGTAACGGTTGAGGAGGCCCTCCTCCAGCCAGGCGCGAATGGTGTCGCGGCTGACGTTGGCCAGCGCGGCGGCCTGCTTCACGCTGAGGAGTTCCGCCTCCACCGCGCGGTAGGGTTTCGCTTCCTCCAGCGCCCGGCGCACCCCACGGGCAACCGCTGCCTCTATGGCTGCTTCCAAGTCAAAGGCCATAGGCAACTCAGCCCTTCGCGGACTTCTTGGGGGTGGGAGGGGCGACGGCGGGCGGCGGCGTCGGAAGCACAGACCAGTCCCCCGCCGCACAAGTCCGCTCCAGCCACGTCACCAACTGGGACACCCGGAAGAAGGTGCGGCCGCCAATTTTCTGGCTGGGCACCTTCTTCTGGCGCGCCCACGCGTAAAGCGTGCCCTTTGTCACGGGGATTCCCATCGCACCGAGCTGCTTCATTGCTTGGTCAGCGCTCACCACCGGCTCCACCAGAAAGTCGCCCGACATTGCCATCCCCCAACTTGAACAAATGTTCAGCTATTTGACATGCACTCCTGGACATCTGCGCAAAATGGGAATTGTCCGGGAGTTCAACTTTTCACTGTGTACAGCGTCTGCCGCGCGATACTCAACAGAAATCTAACTGCAAACTTGACAACTTCCGAGGTGTGTGAACAGGGCGCAACTCGACAGCATGCCAACGCAACTCAACAAACAAATTCGCACAAAGTGGCCAGGAATCGAGCCACTCAAGGACCGGGCCCGGAGGCTGCCCATTGCTTGGAGAGCGTGGCCTCGAGGCCGGTAGTGCAGGTGCCGCCATCCACCGCGGCGTCGGACACCACGTCATGGAAGGCGCCCACCACTACAAGCCGCGGGCCGTCCCATGTGACGGTGGCCCGGGCGAGGGTTACCCAAAAGGTGACGCCGTCATCCTGAATGCGGCCGCAGTCCTTGGAGTCCACCAGGGCGGACGTCCCGTACACCACCGCGGACAGGGGGCTGCAGCCGCCGTTGGTGTCTATGCGGAGGACGTCTCCCTTTTGAGACACCGTCCAGTCCGCGGCGTAGGACTCGTCAACGGAACTGCCATCGCTGCATGTGCCGCGGACATTGAAGGGGCCATGGTAGGCGCCGGTGAAGTCCGCCGGTGGGCTGCCGCAGGCGGCGAGGATTACTGCTGCAGCGAGAGCACCCCAGAGGCGGTGACATTGCAGGTGGCTGAGCCGCCGGCAGAGGTGCCCACCAGCGTCGAGTGCATCACAAGGTCCAGGCTTGAGCCGTTGAGCGTCGCCCTGCCGTCGTTCAGGGTTTCCGCGAACGTCCAGGCCCCCGAGGCAGTTTGGGGGCAGGACTTTCCCTGAAGTGTCAGGACGCTCCCGGCTGCCATCCATGTCAGCGGACTGCACGCACCAGAAAAGGTGGCTGTCACGGCGCTCCCAGCCTGGGTGGCCGCCCACGAACTGGTGGCCGTGGTGCTCACGCTGGAGCCATCCGTGCAAGGGCCCGCGTACGCCAGGGTTCCCGAGTACGTTCCAGCGAAGTTGGGGCCGCACGCCACGACCAAGCAGCCCAGCACCACAGACAGCGGCTTCACCATATAGACCCCCGGTTGCGAGATGAACCAAGGATAGGTCGGAAGGCGCTACTTCCTCTTCTTCTCGGCCGCCATGGCCTCCAAAGCCAGTCGTCCGAGCACCTTCCCTATGGGCTGCTGGGCGATGTTGGCCCGCTTCTCCACCTCCCACCACTCCTCGCCCATGGTCTCCGCGCAGTCCTTCCCGACGTAAATCATCTTGAGAATCAAGCCCGTACGGTCGGGGGCCGCGTTCAGGTAGGCCATGACGTCGTCCGGGGCCCGGAAGGACACCATGTCCTTCCCCCCGGGCTTCCTCGTCTTTTTGGGCCCAACGGGCCTCATCCGCTTCGCCACCTGCACCACATACACCTCCTGCGTAAGCCAGAGCACGACACTCCGTCAATGTTGTGTTCATTGCAAGTCAGAGTGTAACTCAGTGGTTCCCGGAAATCAATGCCTGACATCGTATGTCGCACTTGACTTTGTATTACGATTCTGGTTATTCTGTTTTTCGTAGTGACGCAGCACCGGGCGGGCAGGGGTGGAGCGGGAGCTGAGAGGCCGACTCTCAGAGGTGCAGGGCAGGACGCAGTGGCAGTGAAAGGGGGACGCACTCATGTTCATGGCGAATGAAGAGACGCTGAAGGAGATGGCCCAAGAGGTAGCGCAGGAGTTCCAGGCCATTGAGGTGGAGAGGGCGCAGCTGAGGAAGCGGGTGGCGGAGTTGGAGGCGAAGTTGGCCGAGGTGAAGGAAGAGGCCGCGGACCGCATGGACGTGGTGGACGGCGCAGACGGTACGCCCAGCCCGGATGCCTGGATGCGCCTCTATACGTCCATTGAGGAGGTGCTTCCGTGAGCGCCCCCACCATTCACTGCGTTCACTCCCTAGAAGTCTACCGGGAGGAGGATGAGGCCTTCATGCGTGTCCACACCGTCACCGTGGAGGCGGACGTGGCTTGGGAGGACGAGGATGGGGCGGAGCCGGACTTCCTCAACCTTGAGGCCTGGTGTCCGTGCGGTGCGTGCGAGCGCTACCCGTTCAAGCTGGAGGACTTCACCTCCTTGGAGCGGCAGCTGGCGGAGGACTTGCTGACAGACAAGTACGTCCTGGCGGTGGCGGAGCTGGTGACGTGCGTCTACTGCAATAGGCAGGTGGCGCTGGAGGATGCGTACCCATCTACCCCGGACGAGGGGCTTATCTGCGACCGTTGCCATGCCCGTGAGGTTGTCCGGGCGCTTCCTGTCGGCCATCCGTTGAGGGTGGTGCTGCCATGAGCACCAAGCACACCCCAGGGCCTTGGGCCATCGGCTACACCTCGGCTGAGAAGGACCCGTTCGTGGTCACCGCTGACGACGGCACCAAGTACCACCGCCGCGTGATGGTGGCCGTGGCCGGTCCGAGCACTGGAGTTGGGGAGTACATGGCCCATGCCAATGCCGCCCTTATAGCCGCAGCGCCGGAGCTGCTGGAGGCGCTGGAGGAAATCGCCCGAGGCGTGGGGCCATTCTCTATGGACCGCCTGGAGCACGCGACCAACACAATCGAGGCAATGAAGGGGTTGGCCCGCGCCGCCATCGCCAAGGCCCGAGGTGAGTCATGAACGACGCCCAAGCCGTCTTTGACGCCCTGGAGAAGGAAAACAAGGAGGACCTGGACTTGCTGCGCATCGCCGCTTCCATTTCCCCAAACAGCCTGGCCGCCCTCGCCAAGGTGTACCCCGCCTTCCTGGAGTACCTCTCCGAGAGGGCCAACCGCAGCGCCCGGGCCCTGGACGTCGCCCGGGGCCTCAAATGAGTCAGCCCCATGCCTCATTCTCCTCTCATGCGGCGAATTGGCGGCAGTGACATTCCCAAGCTTCTGGGCGTCTCCAAGTACGGCAACGCCATGGACGTGTACCAGCGCATCGTCCTGGAGTTGGAAGAGGAGTGGAACCCGAGAATGGAGCGCGGTGCCGCAATGGAGCCGGTATTGCGCGCCCATGCCCAGCGGGTGCTTGGGGTGGAGCTGGAGGAGACGGAGTCAGACGTCCACTCCCACCCGGGCGTGGACTTTGCCTGGGCCCAGGTGGACGACTTGGCGCGGTGGCAGGGCATACCGGTGGCCGTGGACTACAAGAGCCAAACCGTGTGGCGAAAGGGCTGGGGCGCACCTGAAACGGACGAGGTGCCAGAGGACATTCGCGCCCAGGTGGCGTGGGAGTTGGCGTGCACGGACAGAGAGGTGGGCCTGTTGGTGGTTGGGTTTGGGGAGGACGTGGACGGCCCGGAAATTTTCAACCTGCACACCGTGCAGCCCTACGTCGTCCAGAGGGAGCCGGTGTTTGAGTCGTACTGCTTGCAGGTAGCGCGCGAGTTTTGGACGCGGCACGTTCTCCCGAGGGTGCCACCCGAAGTCCAACCCATCGGGAAGAAGAAAAGGAAGGCGTCATGAGTGAGGCCGCGTTGGCGTTGGTGGAGCAACCGGGGGAGGCCAAGCCCTCTACCCTCATGAAGCGCGCAACGGACGTTGCCGCCGTCTGTGAGACGGTGGTGGCCAAGCTAGCGCTCGACTTGAAGGGCGACGGGAAGAAGTACATTCCGGTGGAGGGGTGGGCCACCATTGCCGCCGCCTACGGGTGCGCCCCGTCCATTCGAGAGGTGGTGGAGGAGGACAGGGGCATTCGCGCCATTGCCGAGTTGAAGCGCGCGGACGGCACCGTGGTTGCCACGGCCGAGGGCTACTGCGGCCTAGACGAGCCCATGTGGGCCAACCGGGCGCTGTACGCCCGCCGGGGCATGGCGCAGACGCGGGCCATTTCGCGGGTGTGCCGCACGGCCTTCGCCTTCGTCGTCACCCTCATGAAGGACAAGTACGAGACAACCCCGGCCGAGGAAATTCCGCGCGGCAAGGGGGCGGACGTGGTGGACGTCCAGGCGCAGCCCTCGGCGCCCGGCAAGCCACAGCCCGAGCGCACCCAGGCAACCCGCGTGCGCTTCGGCAAGTCGAAGGGGAAGCACCTCTGTGACATTGAGGACGACGACTTGCAGTGGCAGTTGTCCGCCGCGCAGAAGTCTGTGGACGCGAACGACCCGAAGTGGGCAGACGCCAACCGCAAGTGGCTCGCCACCGTCCAGGCTGAGGTTGAGAGGAGGAAGGGGTAATGGACTCACTGAAGGCCTTCGCTATGGGCGAGGCAAACCGGGACAAGCCGCTCAAGGTTTTCGACTGGGACAGGGCCGCCCGGCTCATTCGCGAGCGCGGAGCACAAGAGGCCAGCGCTGGCCTCTCTGGCGACTGGGAGTGGACGGGCGGGGAAATTCTCACAGACGGGAAGCCCAACCACGAGGCGTACACCTACCTGGCCAGCACATGGGCAACCCCAATGCTGGAGATTGACGGCCACCGCGTGGAGTGCTTCCGCATGGAGTCGGAGGTGCCGGACTGGGGCTCTGGCACCAAGTGGCCACCTTCCGCGCTCGCCATTCTGGAGGCCCCTTGAGCCGCTACACCCACAAAGGCCCCTCGTCCCCACAGCGGGACCCACCCATGGCCCCAGAAGAGAGGGCCCGCATGGTGCGCCGGGCCCTCAGCGCCTACTTGGACAATGAGGTTTCGCTGACTGAGTGGTGTCGCCGGTTCCCTGGCCACATCCGTAGTGAGGCCATAGCCAACATTCCGCCCAGCATGAGGCGGCGTGGTACGACGTAGCAGCACGGAGCCCCGGGCGAGGCGCAACCCCTCCCTCCTTGCCCGAGGCTCCGCATTTTTCTAGGGGGTGTGACATGGCACGCATGGACGAGAAGACGTGGAAGGAGGCCGTTGACGACGCGCACGCCCGCCCGTGGTGGGCAGACGCGCTGATTGCGGAGGCCCGCCGCGCTCGCGAGTCCGAGGCGAGGTTGGCGAAGGTGCTGGCCGAGCACTTGGATTGGTACGACGGGGGACGTGTGGACGAGGGCAAGCTGATTGACGAGACCCGCGCCGCCCTCACGGCCCTGGAGGACACGTGAAGGCCAGCCCCAACCTTGAGCCCCTGGAGACACTGACGGCCAACGCCGTCAACCTCGTCCACGCCTTGGTGCGCGAGGTGAAGAAGCTAAAGGCGGAGGTGGAGAAGCAGCGCCTCTTGGTTGAAGGTGCCCAGAGGGTTATGCGGGACCGCGACATGGAGGACACGTGACGGACGCCGAGCTGGAAACCATCGAGAAGGCCTGCGGGGAGGCGACTCTTGAAGGGGACTGCCAGTGTCCCGAGCGGGGGTATTTCTGGGTCCGTCATGAGCCGGGGTGTGTGCAGGCCCGCAGGACTGCGGCACAAGACGAGATTGACGAGAACGCTTTCGAGTGGGTGCCCGCCCTCGTGGCGGAGGTGAGGAGGTTGCGCGCGGAGTCGCTCAAGTGGCAGGGCGAGTGGTTCGCCCTCTCGAAGAGAGAGGAACGCTGGGAGAACGTCCGAGAGGACACCCTGGAGGAGGCGGCGAAGGCCGTCGAAGCAATTCCTGGCCAAGATGAGGGGCCGTACTTCACGCTAGCTGCCGCCGCCATCAGGGACCTGAAGGAGAAGCCGTGAGGCTGGTGCTGGTGTTGCTTGGCACCGGCCTCTTCCTCAATCTGGCGGCCCTGGCGGAGTGGGCATGGGCGGCAGCGCTTCGGGCCCTCAAGTAGGCGTGGCCCCCCCACGTGGTAGCCTGCCGGGGTGGACGAGCTTGCCGACATGCGGCAGCGCCTCGAGGCCATGCGCAGGCGCCTCCTCTACCAGGAGCGCGAGCTGGCCACGTGGAAGACGCGCGCCCTCTTCCCCCGCCTCGAAGGGGAGGAGAGAGTCCGCCAGGAGGAGAGGCTGGCCGTGGCTGAAACCTTGCGCCACGCGGCGGACATTGAGAGGCGCAGGCCCAGCCTGGCCGGGTACCTCCGGTAGCTGGCCATGGACGTTGAAAGGGGTAGCCCGTGCGGGTCCTGAGGGTGGCCATCATGCTCGCGTTCTTTGCCCTGGGCGTATTCCAGCTCTACCGGTTTCACGTGGAGGCGATGATGCGCTTCATGGGAGACGCGGGGCACTAGCCAGCCTGGCGGATGGGCTCCCTCTCGTCCCGGGCCATCTGGGCAGCCTGCTTGGGCGTCAGGTGCCCGGCACGCAGGAGGCGGCAGATTTGCCTGACGCTCGGGACGTATTGCCTGAAGCTCGAGCCATGGCCATAGGCGAGATGACAGCCGCGCCAGGCGCAGAGAGTGAGGAGGTTGGTGGGGTCCAGCTCCCGGCTTGGGTCATGCTCAAAAGCTACGACATGGTGGACGTTGAGCAGCCTTGCGCCCCCGCAGGCCTGGCAGACGGGTTGCTCAAGTAGCCAGCGCTTCTCCAGCGCCCTCCACTGGGGGCTGCGCGTTGCGGCGGTAGCCCAGGCGTGCGCAACATGCCGGGCGAGGTTGACAGCCTGGGCAAGCATGGGGAGACTCTTTTCTGGTAAGCGTCGGTTCCTGTCTCCAGAGGGAATCCCGAGGGCCTCCGCTTTCTCCAGGGCGGAGGCCTTCGCCTTTTCAGGCAGCGGCCCAGCAGTCCCAGCCGGTGGCCTGGAGGTAGGCCGCGGAGACGTAGAAGTAGCCCCCGTCCCCCCAACCCGTGCTCCAGCTGTTGCGCACCTTGTAGAGGCCGTCCGCGCGCTTGCCGCAAATGAGGACGTCATGCCCGCCCAGGAGGCCCTCCCCACGCTTCAGGGGCGGCACCACCCCGTCCGGGCCCGTCTCTTCGAAGGACTCGTACACGGCAAAGCCCAGCACCATGCACCGGACGGAGTACAGCACCGCGTCCAGGTGGGCCGCGTCCAGGGGCACCATGACGGCCTGGTGGATGCGGTACGGGGCCCCGGCGGCGTCGCACTGGGCGTTGCCCGGCTGCATGGCCCCTGGCACGTAGGGCAGGAAGGATTCGGGGCAGGCGCCCACCCCTTGCGCCACGGCGCCCGCGGTGGCGTTGTCCGTCCCCTCGTCATTGGGCCAGACGCCTTCGGCCTTCAGGACGTTCCAGTAGAAGTGGGCGACGGACAGCCAGTCCCCCAGCTTCGGGAGGGTGGCCGGTAGCGGCTGCCCCGGCTGCCACCCGGACTGGAGGAGGGCCCAGCGGACGCAGTTGGCTTCCTTCAGCCCGCACCAGGCATGGGGCCCACAGCTGCCCTCCTGGCCCTGGTCTCTCACCGGGCGCAGCATGGACTCATAGTCACAGCTGAAGCCCGCGGGGGCGGCCGCGTGCGTGGCGCCTACCCGGGCGCGGAGGGCGCGCAGGAGGAAGGGGTGGCCGTCCGGGATGGGCCGCAGGCCGTACTTCTTCCCCAGCTTGGAGGTTGCTGGCTTGGGCAGCTCAATCAAGGGCCACCAACTAGGTAGAGGGTATTGCCCCGTGGCAGGTGCCAGCTGGCCTTGTCAAAAAGGGCATTGCCTGAGGGCGCCGTGGGGGCCACCGCAAAGTTGAAGTTGAGGGCCAGCACCACAAAGTACCCGCCGTGCACGAGGGCGGAGTCCGGCGCCAAGAGGTGCTTGCCTACCCCCACGCTGATGAGGTTGGAGAGAAAGCCCACCGCCACCGCGGCGGACAACTCCCCAAACTGCTGCCCGGAGGCAGGGGTGACGAGGGTGCCGAAGGCCATGCCCGTCAAGTCAACGGCGTCCCAGGCCTTGCCGCCCAAGTCCACCTTGAGGGCGTCATGGGTGACGGAGACTTGGAGGCCGGCCCCAGGGGCCACCTGGACGGGGGTGGCGCTGCCCCCCAACTCATAGGCGAGGAAAGGGAGGGTGGGCCCCACACTCCAGTCAAAGCCCTGTGCGCGCGCCGTGGAGGGCAAGAAGAGGCCCAAGGCCAGCACCACCACCGCGGCCTTTGCGGCGGCCTTGGCCTTCTTTGGGTTGACGGCCAGGGCATTGAAGAAGCCAGAGGAGGCCAGCGCGTCCAGCCAGGCGGCGAGGCCCACCAACTCGTCGTCCACCCCCTTGAAGGCGTCAGGCCACTTGGTGGCGAGGAAGCCCGCCAGCTTCTCCGCGGCCTTCACCAGCACAGACGCGGCGGCAATTACGGCAGCCACGTAGGTGAGTAGCTGGGCCTTGTTGGCCCAAATCCACGTGAGGACGTCCGTCAGCTTCTGCATGGGTGCTTCTCCTTGTCAGGCGTGGCCCCCGGCCCTCCCGTCCAGGTACTCCCAGACGGAGGACAGAGGGGCTTGAGGGTGGGCGAGGTAGACTTGGCGCAGGGGCTCCAACTCCCGGGCGTCCACATAGCCAGGCAGTTGGACGTGGGCTGCGTCCTTGAGGTGGTGGAAGGTGCCGCCCCAGGAGAGGCCGGCCTTGGCCGCCTCCTGGCCCAGGACGGCATAGTCACGGGCGTCGCGCAGGTAGCGGCCGGCCTCGAGGCGGGCAAAGTCCACCGCCAGGCCGTAGTTGTGGGCGGAGTAGCCGGGAAGCGCGTCCGTCACCACGGGCCCCGGAGTGGTGCGGCCCTGGTTGAAGAGGCGCTCCTGTTCCTCAAAGCTTCTGAAGCCCGCGCGCGCCTCGAAGTGGCAGCCGCGCGCCTTGCATGCCGCCGCCACGTCCAGCACCTTCTGCAGGAAGGGGAGGTACAGCTGGTCTAGCTGCAGCTGGTTGAAGAGGGAGTAGGGCATGGCCTAGCGCCTCCCGCCCTGGTCTGTAATTACCTCCGCCGCCAACTCACCCAAGCCAAACGGAGGCGCGGGCGTGGTGGGCTCAATGAGGAGGTGGTCCTCAATGACGCGCACCCGCTTGTGGAGGTTTTTCAGGTGCCGCCGCACCAGTGGCAACATGACGGCGTTGGCCACGAGGACTTCCAGGAGGTGCTCTGTGTGCTGCCCCACCCAGGCCCAGTCCATGGAGGCGGGCCCCTAGCGCTTGCCGTAGAGGAAGACGCGGAGGCCCGGCGCCGTGAGTCCCGTGGGGCTGCCGGACACCTCCAGCTGCAGCTTCCCGAAGAGAGGCATGTAGCTGTAGGTGACGGGGTTGCCGTTTATGCCGGCCACGCCCGTATTGGTGGCCACGGTGGCCCCGGCTTCACCCATGAGAGTCATGGTGCCGCCGGAGGCAATCGTCTGCCCCGCCGTCTGGCCAACGGAGCCTGCCCCGCCCGCTACAGAGGTGGCGGCGTCCAGCGCCCACACCTGCGCGCCCGACTTAGGGCTGCTGCCGCCCGTAAGTCCCGCCAGGTAGACGTACAGGTAAAGCGAGCGGTAGGGGCGGAAGTCAAAGGCGGGCAGGCCTGTCTCTGTCGCCGCAATGCTGCCGTCCGCGCCTATAAAAACCTGGTTGTTGATGTCGGCAATGACGAAGTCCGTCTTGCTGAGAAGCAGGTCCGCCATGGCCAAATTCGGGCCGGCCCATGACGAAAAGTTGGAGGCGCCTACGTGGGGCGGAATGCAGGCAGAGAGGGCGAGGGCCAAGAGGAGAGGAAGGACGGCGCGCAGGCGCATGGGCAGCCTCCATGTGTTGACAGAAGACTTTGGCGCTTCTGTTCCAACTCGTTCAGGCAAGACTCTTGCCCGCTTGCTGAAAACCGTTCCTTTACGCCGCGTAGACGAAGCGCTGCACGCCCTCGAGGTGCAGGACGAGGAAGAAGTAGCCGTTCGTCAGGGCGTTGAGGTTGGCGCCCGTAGACGTCAGCTTCACGTAAAAGGAAGTAGTGTTGGCAAAGTCGCCCACGTAGCCGCCCTGGGCGTACTTCGTGCCTGTGAAGTTGGTGCCACACTCGCTGGTGTCGGCGCCATACCAGTGGTTATTCACCCCGTGGACAGAGCAATCCAGAATGAATTCCTGGCCGCCTGAAGTGCTTCCCACGCGCGCCACCACGGCGGAAATGCTGGGGCCAACGAAGTCCTCGTATTGGTAGAGGTACATGTACTTGACGCGCGCGCCACGCGGCAAGTCCTGCACTTTCACGACGGCGGACGTGGCCGCCACCGCGAAGGCGCTGAATGTGACGGACAGCATTGGCCTTCCCTCGTGCCCGGGGAAGTCGCTTCGGCTGAGGGAGACGCCTGTGGGGTAGCTAAAGGGAGTCTCATTGTTTGAGTTGAGAAACTCTATTTGCTCCTTCGGGTTGTCGGAGGCGTCGGAGAAGAGGTTGTTGCGGACGATGAGGCCGCCCGTCTGCCAGCTGCTGGTGTCATACTGCACCGCAAGCGTGCCCACGGAGTTGGTTGTGCGCAGGAGGTTGCGCTCTATGCTGCCATGCACCTGCGGGTTGGCGCTGTTGACTTTTATGTATGGGACAGGGGCCGCGCTACCGGCGAAAAAGTCATTGTCGCTGATGTCAAACGGCCCGCTGCCTGACAGGCGGATGAAGTCCGACGCGTGCGTGGAGATGGCGGAGACGTCCCAGCGACAGCCACGGACAATGAGCGCCCTGCGCCCGGTGCCGGTGCCCGAGCCACCGTCAATGAAGCGGTAGCTTTGCTCGCTCTGTACGCCCTCAATGAGGACGGGGTCATTCGGGGGGCCCAGGCGAAAGTCCGCTTCGCTGTGGCTTGTGCAGTTGCCCCCGTGCCATTGAAACTGCCCGCCCTGGCCGCCCGCCCCTTGCGTCATGTCAATGCCGTACTTGCCACCATTGACGCCCTCCGTCACCCCAGCCCAGAGGCCATTGAGGTTGCACCCGTAGAAGTGGTGCGCCTTCTGCTGGGTGCCCTCGAGGGACACGCCCGCGTGCCGGTAGTGGGAAATGCTGAGGCCGAAGTAGCGCACCTCGGAGTTGTTGCCGTAGGCCCCAGAGAAGCGGATGCCGTAGTCAAAGGCGTTGAGGGCGCCGTCCTCTGCGGCAATTTGGACGCTTGAAATTTCTATGTCACTCGCCGCAAACACCACGGGCGAGTAATCAAAGAAAAGCATTTCACTGGGTGCGGCGGAGGACTTGGCGAATAGGCCAATGTGCTCCAGCGTCAGTCCCTGGCTGGAGTTGATGCGCACGAAAGTCTGCCCGGCCGTCCCGCGCCAAAGTAGTTGCGAGGCCCAACGGCCCTCGCCCACAATGCGAAGGCCCTGGCTGCCCTTGAAGACGAGCGGGTCGGAAATGAGGTATTTCCCAGCGGGAATGTAGAGGACGCGCCCCAGCGTGCCGCTGACGTCCCAACTCCACAGGGCGTCAATGGCCGCCAGAAATGCGTCTGTGTCGTCCGTCAGCCCCGTGCCCGTGGCATTGAATGGCGCAGCACGCACGTTGATAGGGATGTTGACGGCAGGGTCGAGCGCCGTGGCCATCTCCCTCAGGGCTTCGCGGTACTCGCGCTCCTGCGGGTTCCACTGTGGGTTGTTGACGTACGGCTTCCAGGAGAGTGCCATGGCTTCACCTCACTGCGCGCCGACAACCTGGTAGCTGACGGTACAGGCCAAGGTGGCGCAGTCCGTCTGGGTGGTGAAGTCTGAGTTGTAGACGTTGAAAGTCATGCTGCTTGTGCCCGCTGAGTTGACGTAGAAAACCTTGGGCCCACTGCGTGAGGCGGTGCCGAAGACAGAGTAGTTGGTGTTTGCAAAGCTGCTGGCGAAGGTGACAGTCACGGTGCCGCCCGCGGCCACGCTGCAGCTGGTGAGGTTGAAGCCGTCCGCCACGCTGCAGGCGCCACTTCCATTGGTGGTGAGGAGGCCCCAGGCCTTCACCATGTTTTTTGGGGTGAGGCGGTTGGTGAAGCCCACGGTGCTGTTGGGGTTGGTGACGCCGCTGAAGCTGAGGTACCCGTTGGTGAGGGCAACCGCGTCCCTGGCCGTGGCCCCGGTTGCCGCCGTCCCATTGGCGAATGTGCCACCAGCGCCTCCGCCAGCGCCTGTGCCCGACACCCCAATGCCGTTGGTGCTGCCGCCGGTGAAGCTGCCGCCGAGGTTGTCTGAGCTGCCGCCTGTGGCCGTAATGGCCGCGCCGCTGCCGCTGTTGGTGGCCGTCAGCCCGTTGAGGGTGAAGCTGCCAGACGTCGTCCACTTGGCCGTGTCCGCCCCGTTGACGGACATACGCAAGTCATGGCTGCCCGCGCGGTAGAGGCCCGAGCTGGAGTCCGAGGCGAAGGAGAGGCCCGGGGCGGAGACGCTGCCGGAGTAGCTTTGCAGCTGCGCCAGCATGGCGCCGCGGCCGTTTCTGTCCAGGGAGTTGGTAACCTCGCTGGCAATGTCATTGAGGGTGTTGTTGGCCCAGCTGCTGCTTATGGTGCTGCCCGTGGTGACGGGGTTGCCGGGCGTGTAGAGACTCATGGTGCCGCTTGAGTTGCGGCTGGCGAGGGCAGCGCCACCGCACATGTTGACGGCCCCGCCGAAGAAGGCGGCCAGGGTGAGGGCGGAGAAGAGGGCAAGGCGCTTCATGGTGTCTCCGGTGTCCAGGTGGAAAAGTCAGCGGAAGGCCTGCGTCGAAGCGCGGCTATTTGCGCGGCCACTTCGGGCGCCAACTCGAGCGAGGCGGGCACAATTGAGTGTCGCGCAGCAGGCGCCAGGGCGTTGTCCGTCAGCCCGCCCAGGGCACTCCAGAAGGCCGCGCGAGTGCCCGGGTGTTTCACCAGGTTGGCAAAGGCGGTGCCCGGGGCCCCCATGACGGCGCTTACCATGCCGCCCGCGGCCACTCCGGGCCAGCCGCCCACCTGGTGGCCCACCAGAAGAGGCAGGGCGCGCGTGGCGTACGTCTGCAGCTTGGGCAGCACCTGGCGGCGAATGGGGTTGGCCATGGATTCGGCCGCTGCCTTCTCAATGGCCTCCGGGGCCCGGGCGGCGCGCGCCGTCTCCATGGCGGCTTTGGCGTTGAGGAGGCGCCCGCCCATTTGCTGCGCCGTCAAGTCCAGGTTTCCCTGCAGGGCATTCTGGTAGAGGCCCTGAAACTCGGGGCTTGCTAGCTGCGCTTCGGCGGCAGCCTTCTGCTCTGCAGTGGAGAGGTTTGAGGTAAGCGCATGCTCGAGCGACTTCGCCTTATTCAGGACGGCGGCCACCTCCCCGCCGTAGGCGCCAGTTGCGGCCCTGTCGGCCTTCTCCGCAAGGCGGGCAGTCTTTAGCGCCGAGTCCGCATTGGCCAGGCGCACCTCGTCAGCGGCCTTCTGCCCAAACTTGCCCAGGCGGTAGCCCAGGCCGGAGAAGGCCATGCCGGTGCCAACCCCTGCTGTGGTGTCCAGCGCCGCCTGCCCAACCTCCCCGCGCGTCAAGTCCGCGTTGCTACCCCCAAGGGCCGTGAGGCCGCCTTGCATGCCTCCCTTGAGGAGGGTGGTGGCCAGGCCTGCGCCCTTGGCTGGGGCGAGTAGGCGGCCCACGGGTGAAAGTGCGGCAACCAGCCCTCCGCCAACCTCGCTGGCGGTGTAATTGCCGGGGTTGTCGTCATGGGCCTGTTTGTTGAGGCCCCGGTAGAAGTCCCGGGCGTGGCGGTACCTCTCCCCCAGCGTCTCCCCTTGGGCGGCCTCCCTGTCCAGGAAGGGCAGCGCGGCGGCAAGGCCCGCGGACAACTCGTCCCCATAGCCCGCCGTGAGGCCCTGGAAGGCCCCTCGGGCGCGTGACTCGCCCAGCGTGGCCTTGGGGTGGGCCGCTTCCGGGTGGGCCACCGGGTCAACCTCCCACCCAGTCTCCAGCGGACTGGGCTTGGGCGCTTCGTCTGGCTCCCAATCACCCATTGGAGGCCACCGCCGGGGGCCTATAGTTGGGGTTGGGCTCTGACTTGGCCCCGGGCACAGGCGTCCAGCCGCCATTGCCGTCTGGCATGCCTAGGACGCGCGTTTTTCCGCCATCCTTTGTGCTGCGCAGCCATTTCGCACCGGGTGGTGCGTCTGGGGGGAGTGAGCTCGAGGGCGCGGTGTCCGTCGGAGTTGCCGTGGAGGCTTGTGCTTCTTGCTTCTTCCCGCTGGCGCGCCCGCGAATCTCCTCCAGCTGTCCACGGTAGGCCGCGCGCCTGTTGGCCATGTCCTGGCGTAGTACCCGGGCCGCCTCAAGGAGCTGGGCAAGGGTGGCATTAGGGCCCATGAGGCCCTCCACCTCATGCCGGGCGCTGTCAGAGAGGGTGCCTCCGCCGGTGGCGCCGGAGAGTACCTTCCCAATTTCCGTTACGGCGGTTTGCCGGGCGGCATTGAAGGCGCCCATGTTGGGCTTGCCTGCCAATTCTGTGTCCAGCGCGCGCAATGGGCGGTTTAGAAGCGGGCTGCCGACGTCCGCAACCTTTCTGGCCTCCACCAGGAAGGTGTCCAGGTTTTTCCCGGCCGTCTTCTCGAATGCCTCCACGGAGTCCACCTGGCGCTGGAGTTGCTGCAGGGACTTTGCATCCGCCCCATAGCTGGCGTGGTTGCCGGCGAGGTTGTCGTCTGGGAAGAGTTCCGCGCGCCGGTTGGCAATGGCAACCTTGAGGGCTGCCCCCTGTGCCCCCATACCGAGGCCTGAGGGTAGCTGCCCTGTTTGGTGGAAGGCCGTGGCGAAGGCGTCCAGGGCCGCTGGCGTTAGGCCTCCTCCCCCGCCTGCGCCGCCGCCGCGTCCGCCTAGAATGCCGCGGGCGGACTTTGGCGCCACCTTGCCCACCATATGGGTGGTAATGGCACCGGGTGCGGCGTCCTGGGACGTGTCTGGAGAGACTGCCACCACCTGGTCCCCGAGATTCACCATCTGGGGCCGCTTGGCGAAGGCGCCTATGCCCTTCTCCTGGTCCTCCAGTCGCCGGTTGCGCGCGTCAAGCTCTCCCTGGTGGAAGTCGCTGAGGCCGCCATACCGCTGTGCCAGGAGTTGGCGCTGCAGCGCCCTGTCCTGCGCCCCCTGCAGCATCTGCTGCTGGTGCTGGACGTTTTGGACGAGGCTTGCCCCGGTGGGCGAAAGCACCGCGTCCCCCGTCAGCTGCCCCAAGAGGCCAAGGCCACGCTGGCGACGCAGGGCCGCCACCAGCGCCTGCTGCTTCTCCGCGTCTGTCGCGTCGTCCTCTGGAAGGAGGGCGGTGTTTGGGGCGTCCATGGCTTTAGTACCCCCCTCCGCCACCGCCGTTGCGGAGGGCTGCGGCAAGGGCCATCTGCTGCTCTGGCCCGCCCCATAGGGTGCCGTCGCCGCCCTGGCGCCTCAGCAAGTCCGCATAGAGGCTGCGGCCCTCCAGCTGCTGCCGGCGCAACTCCGCCTCCATGTTGCGCCCATGGCCTGCGTTGAGGAGGTCCGCCATGCCCCCCAGGGCCGCGGCAATGCCGGTGCGGTGCTGGACGCCGCTGCTCGTTTGGAGGTGGTGGGCGTGCTCCATTTCGTCGGGCACGAGGCCCAGGGCCATGAGTTGGTGGACTTGTTCCGGCGTGGCCCCTCCAAACATGTCCGGCGGCGGCTTGTGGGCGGACATGCCGGGAATAGAGGGCACCTCGCCAGGGGCGGGGAGGCCCAGCGCGGCGTAGTCCACCATTTTGTAGCCGTCGGGGCCCTGTGCGACAGCGCCCGGGGCCACCTTCTCCACGTCCTGGGCAATGACGCCCAGGTGGCGCTTCTCGGGGTGGCCGGCGTAGTTGAAGGTGGCCAGCGGGACGCCTGGAATGGCCTCCATGGGCAGGTAGTCAATGTCCTCCTTGAGGCGCTCGTCCGATGTGCGGTAGGCGCTGCTGGCTGCCTGGGCCAGCTGCATGGCGGCGGCAATTTGGTCTGCCTGGTTGGATGCGGCCTGGCCCGCGGCATCGGCGTAGCCCGTAGCTGGGTTGAAAGCAGGCATGCCCATGAAGCCGGAGAGGCCTCCCAACTCCTGCATGGGGGCGTTGCGTGCGGACAGGTTGTCCATGAAGGCGGTGTGGCCCGCCAGCGTCCCCTGCTGAATGGCTGAGGCCATGGCAGAGGTGTAGGCGTCGTTTTTCTGGCGCCCGTAGTCCCCCATGGCGGTGCGGTAGGCCTCGGAGGTTGGGTCCAGCCCCTGGTTGGCCAGGCGGGAGGCCATGAGCTGGTCCTGCTGGGCAAATTGTGGGTCCAGCCGGGAGGTGGCCTGGCCGTAGGCTGCGTTTATGGCCTGGTTTCTCGCCGCGCTGCCGTTGTCCAGGGGCTGGCCGTAGGCGTCCGCGGCCTGGTGCTGGAGAGTGTCCGCTACGCCCTGCATGCCGGGGGAGAGGCCGGCGTTGAGAGTCCAGTTGCCGTTGGCATCCTTCGTCCACTGCTGCTGGGCGAAGGGGGTGTTTATGTTTGGGCGGTTGGCCTGCGTCTGGGCATTGATTGCGGCAATGGGGTCTGTCGCGTCGCCCTTGTAGCCGGGGTCCCCAGGCTTCGCCGCTGGCACCATTGACTTCTTGTCGTCTGCCATTTCAGGCCGCCTTTCTCACGCGGGAAAGCCAGCGGCATTCCTCGCGCCGCAATTCGAAAAAGAGGACGTCCTCGCCCACCTGGTAAGCGTCCCTAAGGCGGGCCACCTCGCGCATGCCGCACCCCCGGGCAAGCGCGAGGCTTGGGCCATTGCTGGCGCGCACGGAGGCATGCAGCACCCCGCGCCCGCGTACGTTGAAGGCAAAGTCAAAGGTGGCGAAGAGGAGGCCGCGGCAGAGGGCGGGCCTCTCCACTGCGACATGGGCCGTCACGGAGTTGGGCGTCCAGCCCTCGAAGCCCACCATGCCAGCCACCTGGCCCGCCTCGTCCACCGCCTCAATGGCCACAGTGGGGCTGCAGCCCACCCTCTCGCGCAGCCAGGCGTCAGAGGAAGCAATGCGCACCCTCATAGGAAGCCGCCCACCTGGAAGGAGACGTCCACCCCAGCGTAAATGGTGCGGCTGTTGGCGAGGCCCTCCACGGCCACGGCCATGTGGCTGCCGGTGCCGGTGGCGCCAAAGACGGTTTGCGTGGTGGTGAAGTCTCCACCCCAGACGGCCGTGTCCCACAGTCCAGCGTCCCAACCCCCACTGGACGAGACGCTGCCGGAGACATTGCCCGGGGTGGAGACTTCGAAGTCCCAGCGCGCCTGCGCCTGGAGGGGCACGGTGCCGGACTGGGACAGCACTTTGGGCCGCAGCATGCCGCAGCGCTTTTGGCGGGGCGTGCCAAGGTTTTGGAAGGAGGTAATGAGGTGCCACTGGATGGCGGTTTGCGCGTTGGGGTCTGCCAGCGTCACCCCGTCCACATAGCCGTCATGCTTCACCACCTTGCCGTCCGCGGTGCCGTAGTACAGCACGCCATTCCAGGGCGCGGCGCAATTCATTGCGAGGCCCGAGTAGGGAAACCACCCGCGGGTGGACAGCGACATGGCAAGTTGGGTGTCCGGGCTGCCCGCCGTAATGGGCACCAACACCAGCAGCGCGTTGTCCTTGGGGTCCAGCACCAGTGCCCAGCCCGGGTTGGTGCCATAGAGGCCGGTGTAATAGTTGAAGAGGTTTTGCACCTTGGAAGTCAGGTACTGGCTTCTGTCGAAGGTGACGTTTCCCAGCACCAGCTTGGAGAGGGGGACGAGGCCCACCATGGAGGCAATGAGGACGTCTCCGCCAAACTCGGTGGCAATGCGGCGGCCCTTGGGGAGGCTGCCCACCGTCCAAATGCCTTTGAGGCCAAAGGTGGTGGCGCTGGTTGGGTCCGTCCCCTGGTACACCACCACGTCTCCGGCGCCAGAGAGGGCGACAAGGAAGTCGTCCATGCCGGCGCCGCCGTCCGTCGTCCAATTCCAGAGGCCAACCAGGGGGCCGCCCACCCTGAATTGCCCGCCGAAGTTGAAGCTGGTGGCGGTGCCACCCACCGCGTTGACGTCCAGGTACCAGGCCTTGGCGGTGTCCCTTTGGGTAAACCAGAGGCGGTTTTTCCAGGCGGTGACGCTGACGAGGTTGATTGGGTCTACACCCGAGAGGCTCCAGTTGTAGTCCCAAGTGCAGGTGCCGTCCGCAATGGCGGTGCCGGTGCCGCTGGGGCCGCCTGCGCCAGCGGACGTGCCGGTATGGGTGCACAGGTAGACGTTGCCGCCGTTTTTCACGTACTGCCCGGCGGTGTACCCGGTGGTAATTGTCCAGGCGGCGGTGGTGTCAATGTCCTGCACTGCCTGCCAGGCGCCAGTGGACTCCCTGTACACCAGGTAGCCGTTGACTTCGTCGCAGTAGACAAGGAAGTGGCCGGCGGACGTCACCATAGTGTAGGCGACGCCCGTGCCCGCGCTGCCGGCGCTGCTGGCGAAGGCGTACACCTGTGTAGGGCTTGCGGTGGAGGCGCTGCAGTCCCAAATGCCAGTGGCGGTGGTGGCGAAGTACTTGTCATTGGCCCCGTTGGCCGCGGCGCCGTTGAAGGGAATGGTTGTGAGGACTGGCCCTCCAAGGCCCGTCACCCATTCCTCGCTGCCCAGGCGCACGCGGAGGCCAAACTCCGCGGGAATGAGGTTTTTGAGGGTGACGGCGTCCGTGGGCGGCATGTCCGCCACAGCGTCAAACGTGTTGAGGCCGCCCATGGGGGGCGGCATGAAGCCCTCAGCGGAGGACTTTGCCGTGGCGCGCGCAAAGCCCATGCGTCAACTCCCAAACCCAGAGTCAGGAATGTTGCGGTAGGAAAGAAGCGGCTGCCTCATGACGCTGGGGCCCGTCACGCGAAGGGTTGGCCCTTGCGAGTCGTCGTCAAAGCTGCCCGCCAGCGCCTGGTTGTAGTCCGCGGCTGCGGCGGTGGTGTCCAGGCCCTTCGCCTCCAGCCACGCAAGCTTGAGGCAGCGGGACATGAGGTTGGAGTCAAAGTTGACGGTGTCGCTGTTGGCCACTGGCGCGTCCGCGCCCGCCACGCCTACGTACGTCCAGTTGACTCCGCCGTCTGAAATGGTGCCGGTGGTGCCAATGGGCCCGTAGGTGCCGGAGGTGCCACCGGCCGCGGTGGTGTAAATGCGCCCGCCGTGTTCCACGGTGTCGCTGGCGGAGTACACGGTGCCGTTATTCCAGGTGCCGCGGGTGGCGGCCGTCACGCTGGCCAGGGACACCCAGAAGCTGGAGGTGTACTCAAAGGCCACCACCCAGCTGCCTTGCGTGGTGTTGTCCGGGTACGCCTGGAAGTTGCCCTGCAACACCCGGAAGAGAATGTTGTACACCACCCCGCCAATGCGGCCCTTCAGCGCCTCGAAGTCCTGGGGGGAAGTGTTGCCCACGGGGAGCCGGTTGCTGCGGTTCCACGTGGTGCCGGAAATGTACCGGCCATAGTCCAAGGGAAGCGCGTAGCGGCCCTGGTTGGTGGTGGTTTGGAAAACATACTGGCGCTGCAGCTGCTTCCAGGCCCTGGCCTTCTGGACTTTGCGGCCGCAGGACTTGAGGAGGCCGCGCAGCTGCACCACGTTTGCGTCCGTGCTGCCAAATGCGTCTGACACCGCGCCCAACCCCAACTCGGTGGAGGCGTCGCTGATGATGGTGAGCGCGGTGTCAAACGCCATGGCCTACTTCCCCTTGGCCTTCTTGGAGAAGTACTTCTCCACCTGGGCCGTCATGCTGACGGGCGCCGCTGCGGGCGCTGGTGCGGGTGGCGCGGGGGACAGCTCCGCCAGGAAGGCCGCGTACTCCATGGGGAAGGCGGCCTTGTCCGCCCCGGAGGCGCGGCGGGACACCACGTCACTGCGCCCCGCCTGGCTGTGCTCAATGTGGATGTACTCCACCGGGGCATACTCCTGCCCGTTGGCCTTCGGTGGTGGCTTATGGAGAAAGAAGATGACTTTCATGTTGCCTCCGCGGCCTTGGGTGGCCGCCCACGCTTGCGCGGCGCCACCTCCGGCGCCGCCTTCTGGAAGGCCTCCGCGGCCTCCTCTGCCGTCATGTCGCCTGCCTCGTCTCCCCAGGCCTTGGCCTTCGCCTTGGGCTTCTGGAGGCCCAGGAGGGCCGTCTCCAGTTGCTCCATGCGCTGGGTGAGGGCTGCCTTGTCCTGCCTCTCCTTCTCCAGCTCCGCCTGGAGGCGAAGCAGCGGGGCATTGCCCTTGGCCATCTCGAGGAAGTCCCTGCAGCGCTGCCTCTCTGTGCGGGAGTGGAGGCCTAGGGCCTGAATGTTGGAGTCTGAGACGGCGGCCAGTTGCTCCACCGTGCGGATGCGGAAGTGCGCCAACTCCTCTATGCGCTCTGGTGGCAGAAGCCCCGTGGCGGAGAGGAGGGTGCCGCTTGCGGTGTCCTGGTCCTTGTCGGCCCTGAAGGCGCCGTACTGCTTGGAAAACTCCTGCCTGTCGGCCTCCCGGACGGGCCTGTCCACAATGATGGACTTGTCCGCCGGTATCTCAATGGTGACGTACTCCTCCATTTTGAAAATGGGCCGGCCTGCCTCTTGAGTGGCCGCCTCGTCCTGCTTGGGGCGCATGTAAAACCGCACCCGCTTGCCGCCTGGCCGTCCGTCGTCAATCCACACGTGTTTCCCCGCTTTGTCCTCCCCCCTTGAAAGCGGGGCCGCGACAGGCGGGGGAATTGCCCGCCGCAGCCCCTGGCCGGAAAAGCACTCCCAGCCTTATGCGTTGTCCGTGTCGCCCGTCCGCGGGTAGTTAAGGGACGCCTTGCAGAAGCCGGTGTCATCCGCGGTAAGGGTGGTCAGCCCGTAAATGAGGTCGCCCGTCACCACCGCGTCGTCCACTGCGCCGGTGGTGCCGCAGAGGTAGCCCTGCTTGTGCGCAACCACCGTCGCGGACGTCACCTTGGCCAGACCGAATATCTGGAACCAGCCGAAGCTGGAGGCAGGAATGGCCGCCATCGCAACGGCGCCCGGGCCAACTGCCCGCGCCACACACCGCGCGGTGGTGCCGTCCGCCTCGTAGGTGCAGTAGTCCCCGGCTGCCAGGGAGGCCACGCCCTTGAGGTAAATAAACTCCGCGAAGCCGTAGTTGGTGGTGCCCGTGTCCTTGCAGCGGACGCGCTCACCAATGACGTGCTGCTGCGTGGTGCTGGTGGCGTCAATGGCCTGGTTGAGGCCAATCCTGTCAATAACCGCCCAAGTGCCTGCTGAAATAGCCATGGTAGTTTCCCTCTTTGGTTTTCTAGGTTGGCGGGTTGGGGGTTAGTCGCCCTTGAGGCGGCCCTGGAAGCGGCTGCCGGCGCAGGTAATGTTGCCGGCCCAGCCCAGCATGCGCACGGTGGCGTCCTGGTTGACGGCGTAGCGCTGCTCGGGGTCCAGACTGACGAAGTCGCAGTCCTTGTGCGGCCGCAGGCGCAGGTAGTCCGTATTCAGGAAGTACATGTCCGTGGCCGTGACGCCGGTGGTGTTGTCCATCACCACGTCCGCGTCCATGAACTTGATGGAGGGGAAACCCAGCTTGGCGGACTCGGGGTCCGTGAAGCGCTGAATGGCCTGCAGGCTGGACATGTACGTCGCCCAAATGGTGCTGCCGGCAATAATCAGCTTGGTCCTGTCCGCGCCGCGGGCGCAGGACGCCCACAAAATATTCATGTACCCCTGAATTGTGGACGAGGTGGGCGTCGAGGACGGGTCATACAGCTGGCTGCGCCAGAAGGTGTTGGTGGAGGTGGCGCGGTTGATTCCGCCGTAGGTGCCCGTCGTCGGGTCCTGCGGCACCGCCAAGTCCAGGCCGGTGAGGTTCTTGCCCCCGTTGCCAGTGCCGTCGCTGTACGCGTCGGTGGCCATGCTGTTTTTGAGGGAGGACTCCGCCACGTCCAGCTTGGAGTCCACCAAGTCAATAATGGCCTCCTTGCCGGAGTTGATGAGCCTGTCCCGGCCGGACACCGCCACGGCCACCGCGTACTGCTTGAGGCCAAAGTTGGCGGAAGTCAGCTCGTCCGTTGCCGCCGTTGGGAGCTGGTCATACCCAGAGAAGCTGCCCACGTTGGAGTTGGCCGCGTAGGAGATTTCCTCATAAATGTCCGTGCCGCCGGTGATGTACTTCACCTTGCCCGCCTTCTTCAGGTAGGCCAGCAGCGCGTTGTGGTTGAGGACGTTGTCCCGGATTTCTCCGGTGCGAGACTCAATGCCCACCGTAATGAGCATCGAAATGTTGGGGTTGGCCATGGTGGGCCCTCCGCGTCAAAAGCGTTGAAAGTCCGAATGGAGTGGACTGGCTTTCTGCGCGTGCGCGGCATGGAGGCCGCTCGCCACGCCCCGCCAGGACTCGGGGCCTTCAACTGCTTTTCACGGGATGGGCCGCTTTACAGCCGGGCTTCCACGTGGCTTCAACTTCAAACTGGATGGGCCCTTAAGCGGGCTTCCAGGTGCTACCGGGTTGCCGCCTCGTATGCAGCGGCAATGACGTCGCGCCGACTCTTGGGCTGGGCATTCTCCTCGCCCACGGCTGGGCTGCCCCTGACGCTGGAAGCAGCTGCCCGGCTCCGCTGGACTTTGGCTGCGTTTTCAGCCGCCAGCTTTGCCGCCTCGCGCTGCTTCAACACGGGCGCAATGTCCGGGTGAAGCATGCAAGCCCTGTTATAGGCCTCGTCCCTCGTCATTCTCAAGCCGCGCTTGGCCGCAACCTCGAGTATGTCCGCCATTTCCTCACGGACGTCGTCGAGAAACTCCTTGTCCTGCGCCCAGGACTCCAACTCCTGCGCCTCTCGCGCATAGAGGGCCTGCTGGCGCTCCTGCTGGAGGGTTTGGCGGACGCGCGCCTCCACCTGCTGGGCAAGTTGGCCCGCGTCCAACACCGGCTGGGAGGCCTGGCCCTGCGGCACGGGCTGCCCGTCCAGCGCCGCCGCTAGGGCGTTGAGTCCGTCCTGGGTGGCGAGGCCGTAGGACTTCATGAGGTGGGCCACGGTTTGCGCCTTGTGCGGCAACGCCCCATAGGCGAGCGTGTGCGCCACGCGCAGCATGCTGCCAACCACCTGCTGAGGTGGGGCGCCAGAGGAGGCCATGAGGGCCTGGTAGGGGGCCAGGGTTTGCCCCCAGGCCGCCTCCCGCTTCTCTGCCTCCGCCAACTTGGTAACCACCGCAGCGGCCTCCTTGTCGCGGCGGAGGGCCTCTTGCTGTACCTCGGGCGGCAGCTTGGGCCAGTGCTCGCGCGCGGTGGGCTTCCACCCCGGAGGTGGCTTCAGTGTGCTGGCGGCCTGCGCTGCCCCGGGTGGCGGGGTAGCGGCAGCAGCTGCCTCTGGCGCCGGAGGAGGCTTGGCGAGGGTGCCCGGGCCCTTGAGCGGCGCCTGGGTGGCGGTGGACCGTGGGGTGGGCTTGACGGTGGCCTTTACCGCTGGAGGGGCTTTCGCCTTTGCCTTCTCCTCCTTGGCAAAGCGTCCGGCCTCGTCCCGGGTGCGCTGGGCCTTCTCTTCGGCCGTCTCTGTGTTTGAGTCTGGGGCCTCTTCCTCAAACAAAGAGGGCTGCTCTGTCTCTGTGTTGGGGCTGGCCTCAACAGGCGCTGCTTCCGAGGCCTCTTCCGGGGCAGTCTCTGCCTCGTCCCAGGCTGCCGACATGGCCTCTACGCTTTTGACGCTCATGTCTCCCCCTTACTTGGCACTGCGGTGTGCCTGCATGACGTCGCAGAGCCTGGAGTCCTCATGCTCGAGGCCGCCGTCTGTGGCCACGTCGCATCCGCCGTCTGGGTGCCAGCGGACCAGCACCTTCTCCTCCACCAGGTAAATGGTGCCGCCGTCCTTCTCAAACCAGGCACCGGAGCCCTTCTCATGGCTTTGCACGTGCGCGTCCTTCGCGCATGCCGCCGTCACAACCAACCCAACAACCAATACAACCCGTCTCATAGCTTCCCCCGTCAGTACCGAATGAGTTTCTTGCGGTAGGCCTCTCGGCCTATGGCTTCGCGGTGCCGCCTCTTGTCCGCCTCACTCTTCTCTCCCCGGGAGGCGGCTTCCCGCTGCTTCTGCTGTGATTCCCACTGCCCCTTGAAGTCCCCGGCCAGCGCCAGGCCTGACTCCTTGAGATAGCGGTTTAGCTTCGTGCGGCTGGAAATGTCCGTGCCGTCTGGGGCGCGGGCGTTGTCGTACTCGAATTTGCCCAAGTCCCCGGTGCTGCGCGGGGCATCGGAGTAGTCGTCCGACACCTCAATGGGTTCAGGCAACGGGCGCCCGCCTTCTGTGTACACCCAGCGCTTCATTGCCCATACCTCCGCGTCTTGGAAAACTCCGTGGGCCCGTAAAACTCCTCCCACTGGTCCGCCAAGGCCTTCTGGCGCAGCTGAATGCCCCGCCACTGGCCCACCCAGAAGCCCAGGGCACCGGAGAGGGCGGACAGCACCACCATGGCCACCCAGCCCTCTGGAGTCATGACGGCCTCTCGCGCGCGCAGGCCTGGTGCGCGTAGACGGTGGGCTTGGCACGGAAGGGCGGGTCGCTGGGCCTGACGTCATTTGGATGACGCGTCTCCCCCTCTTCTGGCTCCACAATGCGCAGCTGCCCGGGCACGTCCAGCACCGGGCGCGCACAGAAAATACAGGGGCCAAGCGTGGGCGTCATGGCGGCGCCCCCTTTCTCTCAAGCTCCTCCAGGCGTCTTAGGCCGCTGACGTGAATAGGGCCACTGCGCCAAGTGATGCGGTACGGCCAGCCGCACCACTCGCAGCGCAGGAAGCCCCTCGAGGTGCCCCAGCTGTGCCCTCGCCGCAGCCGGCACCGGAGGTTGAGCAGGTGTTGCCACAGGGAGAAGGAAGTGGCAGGCGGCGGCGGCTGGCTCATGCCGGCTGCCCTCCAGGCGTGTGCAGCTGCTGAATTTGGTGCATGGCCTTCATCCTCTCCTGGGCCTCCGCCTCCTTCACGTTGGTGAGGGCGTCGTGTTCCTTCACCTGCATTTGGGAGGCAGTTTCGGCCTTGGTGCGTGCCAAGTCCGCCTGCAGCTCCATCATGGTGTGCTGCTGCTGGGCCTGGGCCTTGAATTGCTCTGTCTGGAGGCGTGGGTCCGGCTTCTGCTGCTGGGGCTGTGCGGCCTGTTGCTGGGCCAGCTGCTTGGATTGCTCTATGGCCTGGTCAAAC